TGTCATGCGGGCAACCAAATAGAGTGCGGCTGCCCCCATCGCAACAGTGAGGACTCTGAAGAAAACACTAAACATAGTTTCAGATACGACAGTTGCCGTATCCTTCTGTGGAGGGGGCGGAGGTGCAGCGAGCGGTGCTGCCGGTCCTGTCGTTGTCGTTGTCGATCCACCAATAATACTTCCAAGAAGACCTGGAGTTGTCGTTGTCGTTGTTGTGGCGGGAGGAACTTCAGCAATTGTATCTGACATTCCTTTATGATGAGAACGCGACATTTGCTGTGCCCGACATAATGCGGAGGTAGTTGACTGACTCTACATATACAGTTGATGTGTACGTGTACGGATAGGGCGAACCGGAAAGTGTTTGGTAGATAGCCTGTACAAAAGGTGCGTCAGCTGCATTTGGTACTGCAGGAGCCAACGTGGGGATGGGATTCAAGAGAGTACTCTTCCACACGCAGAGTTCTTGTTTCGTATAGTGTTGTGAGGAATCATTCACGCCACATGGAGACGATCCATACACTTCAGTCGAAGGAACAAGCAGCTGTGAACGCAAAATGGTCTTATTGAACATGGATCCGTTTGCAGATCCAGACGGCTGGCTTGTTCCGTGATCAAGTGCAAATGAATATGTGTAGAGTCCTGGAATCTTTGATGTTGAACCCTTGTGATGCCGATAGTGCTGAATCTGAGAGAAGAAAGATGCAGGCTTTTCTTTGAATCGCTCCTTTCCATCAAATTCAAAGTATGCTTGTTGCAGGATATCACGCGATGCACGGCCCGCGGACTGTTTATATCCAGATGAATACAGTTCGATTTGGGCGTTTCCTTCTGAAATAAACGGAGGAACTGCAGGATCTTCCCAGTTTGTATAGTTATCCCAATCATTGAGTGCTCTACGATCGGATCTCTGGTATGCAAATACAATGCGAGTACATAGATTGAACATCGGTATCTGCAGATGGGATGTTCCCGATAGTCCTTCTTTTACATTGTATCTGACCTCATGAATGAGGAAGCCATGGTCACTTGCAGCCATCTGAGCTCGCTCGCCATCAGATAAGAAGATATAGTTGGCTTCGACGTACGGATTAAGTGCCCATGTTGTTAACGTGGGATTACTAGGAGTTCCATCGATATTCGGAACACTAAGGAAATTCGAGATGTTTTGCAGCGGGTGACCTGCACTGGGTGCAATCCGTTGACCGGCAGTTGCACTTGTAGGATCGACATCTATGATTGTGAACAACTGATAGATATTGCGAAATGTAACTACGATTTCAACCTCTGAATATTGCAACGCAATAAGTGGAATTGCTTTTCCGATATCCTCGCAGAACCAAAAATGAAGAGGAATAAGAAGCTGGCGACCAGGGATAGACGGTTGCGGAATAATCGTACCCGATGGACTGAATACGACCGCTTTCACAATCGCATTGGGGTAATTTCCGCTTCTACCTGAGCCATTTGCTGGGTCATAGACTTCAGGAACATGTCCAACCATCGTATTCACGATCTCCTTCTTATTTGCATCGTGTTGCGTATAGGAGTACAACTTCATCCATTCACCGGTATGCTCGACAATCTTAGATCCGTTAATTAGCACGGCGACGCTCTCGATCATGTTGTAGCCAAGATTGGGAATCCACTGAAACAAAAAAGGAGTTGCATTCCCCTGCAAGGACATTGGATTGTTTCCAGTGATATGGATTGGAGACCAAATATCTGGAATGTTCACAGAAATATAGCAATCGTGAAGCATGTCTGCATTACGGTCAATTTTGCAGCGAAGTGTTTTCTGATTCGTTGGCGGGAGATTCGTGTCGATTCCCTTGAACGGTAACTGAAAATGCTCCATCGCAAAGTTCGTGTGTTTGCGATAGAGTGACTTGAAATGGCTGAATGTTGGGTTTCCAGAAGTAAGTTGATTCTGGGCACCTACACCAACAAGTTGCATTAGACCACCGGGCATTTGTCTTCTTGCTTTTAGAACCTTAAAATGTGTGGGCAGAAATAAGGATGATGACGCTCAAGGTTGTATTCGTGGTGTTGTGCCTAGTTTTGTTGCTGCAACTGTATATGAGCTTGCGGTACAATTACGACTGGCTCGGCGGGACAATACGGAAGGCATTGCATAGACAACATGCAGAGGGACGGTCGGTAACAGATGATTATCCGATACCGGCGATTCCTTATTTAGATCGCTTTGGAGATTATACAAAAGTACCCAGAATGAAGCATAATGATTATTAAGGTCTGAGCTGGAGTGATTGGAGTTTAGGACCCTGTGCAGGAACCGGTAGCACTACACGAATCACATAAGATATGCAGCAGCCGGGATACGGCAGGGGCGTCGCAGGATCTACCATTCCAAGACCGGGGTTGCGTACAACAGTTCTGTTTGCAGCAATCGTTGAAAGAACCAAGTACGGGTATATCTGTCTCTTGTTCTTATACGCATTCGTATCTGCAAAAAAAGACTCCCCCACAAGCATCCGTTTTCTTGCAGTGAGCACATCGCTTGCAGATACGATGTTTGATGAAGAAAACCGCGTCTGTGCGGGTGTAGGGTATCCTAAAGACGTTGACATTACTCTAGCCCGAGATTATTTACGCAGAGTTTGCGGATACGAACAAAGATGCCGACCCGTTTCCTCCTGGTATCAACACACACCGAGCAGATGACTGGATACTCAAAGGTCTCTTACAACCTTCTGAAGCAGCTTGGAAGTCTTTCTCCCCTTGTCAAGACGTTTCATTTTGGATTTCAGAAGAGTGTAGCAAAGGCACCGAAGCCTATTCGTCCTCTTCCGGAGGGAATTGTCCAGTATGATGCGGCACTGAATGAGGAGCCTCGCGAGGAGGGGTTTGGATTCAACAAGTTCAAGGAGTATGTCGATACCGTGAGTCCCGACATTATCATGATTTACAACGATGCACTCGTCATCAATCGCTTCCTTGAGTCTCTCAAGCTGAAGGAGGATTCTCCGAAGCCGCCATTTAAGATCTGGGTCTACCTTGACCAGGTATACAAGAATGCTGCCCCTGCATTGATCCACAACATCGAGAAGCATGCAGATCAGATCTTTACATTTACTGAAAACTGGAAGAAGCACCTCCTGACAATTCTAGAGAATCCCGAGGAAGCCAAGATTGATTCATTTGAACACGGCATTGACAAGTTGATCTTCAAGCCCCTATCTTCTCAGGAACGTGGTGCAATTCGTGCAGGGATGGGCATTCCTATAAACGCAAAGGTATTTCTTAACGTGAATCGGAACAGTGAGAGGAAGCGTCTAGATCTGTCGCTGATGGCTTTCGTTGAGCTAATGGCACGCCATCTTGATGAACCGTACCATGCTGTCTTCGTGACGACGGCACGCCCCGAAACAGGTGGTCATTATGACATCCAGGGAATGTATGTGAATGAACTCAAGATTCGCAATCTGGATGTTGAGAAGTATATCAAGCGTGTAACGATTATCGACAACGGTCCTCCGAATATCCTGTCCGATGAGTCGATCAACCATATCTACAATGCATGCGACTATGGTGTGAATACGTCTAACGGCGAAGGTTTTGGTCTCTGTCAGCTCGAGCATCTTGCAACGGGTGGCATCCAGGTTGTAGTGGATGTTGGAGATTATCGTGCATTCATGGATGAGACGTGTGCTGTATTTGTCCCTCCTAGTCAGCGTGCCTACCTTCCGTGCAGATTTGGGCTCGGTCTTGTTGCAGAGACATGCACTGTTTCTGAATTTGCAGATGGAATGGAGAAGGCTATGACAATGAATAACTCCAAGTGTGCAGACAAGGTATCGAAGCGGACGTGGTCTAAGGTCTGCGATCCTTTCCTGGAGATGGTGGCTCAGTCATACGTAAAGAACTGAATCCGATCACCCATCAATGTTCCTATTTTGAGTAAACGTTGAACATCCAATTCGAATGCAGGAAGATCGAATACATCTTTCGTATCCTTATCGATCAAGAAATTGAAGTCTCGAATCTTTACCTTTTGCAGTTTACGCGATCTGCTGGTCATGTTTCGCATATAATTCTCGTCTGGTTCATCATCCTTAATTGATGGATTCGCTGCAAGATCCTCTGATGTTGCACTTGTATCAAACCGCAAACACTGAATAACAGGTTGTTCGCGACTATGTAGTTTTCGATGAACTTCGCAGTCGACGGCCGCCTGTTTTAGCAAAAGGCCTATTGCTTTGGCAATGCGTTCCTTTTCGAATGCAATCTCAAAGAGGAATTCGTCGCTCGACATGAAGGTTTCGGGTGCACGTACCTTTTGATCAACTTGATCGTAACGTTTCGGAAGGGTATCATTTCTCCGAATGGGAACGATGTTGGGGTACTCCGTTCCTGCTGCCTGATCTGGTGTAAATACACTCATGTAAAACGAGATGCGGATCGTACGTTCTTCTTGCGGGACAGAAACCTTTGTTCCGTCAACAAGCTGGCGTGTTGCGTGAGAGCAAATACGAATTCCACGACCTATGACTTGGTCATGACGTGCCGGATTCCAGTAAGGTTCAAGAATATGAATATGCCGAGTATTCCTCAAGTTAAGACCTTCAGCTGCAGCAGATGTTCCCATAAGGATTGTTAGTAATTTCTTCCCGCCTCGGTCGCGGATACTTTTGCGGATACTGTCAGAGTGATTCATATATTCGTTGCTGATGGCCTCATAGTCCTCGTTGAAAATATGCCTCATGAGATCACGTGTTTCTGCTTCCGAACCGGTATAATACGCAAACGCTGGTTTCGTCGGATCCATAGATGGATCTTCGCGATAGACCCCATCTTCCTTGATGAGTTTGTATTCCTGCATTCCATTTGCAGCTAAGATTGCACCGAACACACCAAGACCTTCTAGAGATTCGAACTGAGAATACACGAACTGATTACGGAATCCAGTTTCGATGGTCCCAACACTTTCCTTGATGTTCCGAAGGGCCTTGAGTAATTTAGGCGAATATGTTGCAAGGCCGGCTTCGGATAAGAATCTGTCCGGATTTTCAACGAGTTTTTGTAGAATGAAGGGTTTCGGATCAACCTTGTCTTCATCTACATCTGGATCACCCGTACGTACTTCGGCGGGAATCGCATAGTTGCAGACTAGACGACTCATCATGCGATACGATGAAAAGTTCTCATCAAGTGCTTCGGGTCCTTTCTGTGCCTTCTTCGATTCGCGTTTGATTTCATCCCATCGAACATCAAGGTATCGGGTGAATTGTTCACTGGACATCGGAACTTGTTCGAGAATCTTATCATCGTCAACGCGTCTGGGAATCATCCGCTCATCTGCACCCTTGAAGTACGAAACAAGGCCCTGAATTCTTCGCTGGAACAGAAGTGGGTTTTTGACGTTCAGGCCGTCTAGGAACATCGACGCAAATTCTTCAAGTTTTGTAGGAAGAGACTCTAACGATTCAGTTGATATATTCCCAAATGCAGCTCCTTTGAAATCAGTTATAAATTTATCCTTAAATGAGTCAAACCATTCAGTTGGTGTTGTAACCGGGGCCTTCGCGTTATACTTCACTGCAACACGTTCGTTCTTGGCATTGACAACGGTTGTGAAATTCTCTGGATTCCGCGTCACTAGGACATATCGCTTAATCGAATTGAACTCGACAGTATCGACATCTGGCATTTTTCTGAAAAAGTCTCCCATCGCAGATTCATTCCATTGTTCGATTGATTTCAATGGCAGTATAATTCTCTGAATAGGACCACGGAGAAGATTCATCAGATACGACACTTCGTTTGGACGATTAATAACTGGAGTACCTGAAAGTGCAACAATCTTGCATTTCTTTGCATGATAGAGAGCATCGTAGATCCGTTTCTTGATTTCGGACTTGTTCACGACAGCAGATATGAAGTTATGGACTTCGTCTATTATGACTATGCAGTTATCAAATACAGGAGACTTTGTAGGATCTTCTTCGGGAATTAACTGCATAACGCTTTCCTTGTCGATACCGTTATAGTTGATGAACTTATATCTAGAACCGATAATGTCGGTGATCTGATTGTCAATTCCTCTGCGAATATCAGCAGGCAGTGTATCCCAATTTGGTTCAGCACCGGGTACGGTTGTAAAGTACCGACCCTGACTTGAAAGAAATGAGGCCGAAATTCCCATAGCTTTCGGTGCAGCCCTATCTGCATTTGAGTGAATAACATTGACCTGCCAGTGATTATTCAGAACATAAATGGGATCTCCGCATTTTCTGAGTTCCTGCTTAAAGTTGGCCTGAAGTGCGGCAGGATGCATTTCGACCACATACTTGGTCGACAGGAGTGATTCGGCAACACCAATTGACGAACATGTTTTACCAGTTCCGAGTCCATGGTACAATAGAATCCCACGGTAAGGCGTCTCTATCGAGAGATAGTCCTTAATGAGTTTCTGATGGGGCATAAGTTCTTGGGTTCCTTTCGACGAGTCGCC